AAAGAAGAAGAAACGACAGGCACAACCGCACCAGCTAGAGAAGAGGACACGACGTGGCACTGACAAACGCCTACTGCACGCTAGCCGAAGTCAAGGCAGCGCTTGCCATCACTGACTCGATCGACGACACACCACTCGAAGCCGCGATTCACGCAGCTAGTCGAATGATCGACGACTACACAGGCCGCTTCTTCTACCAAGACGGCACCTCGCAGGTGCCAGTCTCTCGATATTTCACACCGATCGACCCGTTCCTGCTGGCTATCGACGACATCGTCACAGTCACCGAGGTCGCGATCGACGAGGACCTGGGCCAGACCTACGGCACGGTCTTTGCAGCCAGCGACTTCTTCAAAGAGCCGATCAACAACCCACGCAGGGGCTGGCCATTCAGCAGGCTCCTTGCGATCGGCGCCTACATCTTTCCGAGCAACTTGCCACAGTCAGTCCGTGTCAAGGGCATCTGGGGCTGGCCTGCCGTGCCTTATGAGGTGCAAGCCGCCACCCAGATGCAAGCTTCTCGCATCTTTAGCCGTCGGCAGTCACCCTTCGGCATCGCAGGCTCTCCAGATCTCGGCACGGTTCGCCTTTCTGCCAGACTCGATGCAGACGTTGAAGCGCTGCTGCGCCCATTCCGCAAGCTCGATGGCGTGGCGATCTAGTGCTGCCAAGTGCCGTGCGTGACGGACTCGTCACCAGACTTCAAACCATCGCGAACCTTCGCTGCTATGACACTCTTCCAGACGCTGTGACACCGCCCTGCGCGGTGATCGGCAACCTCGATCTGACCTTCGATATCGACAACGCTCGCGGCCTAGATCAGGCGAACCTGGATATCCTGGTCATCGTGCAGCGAATGTCGGAGCGCGCTGGGCAGAACAAGCTCGACGCTTTCCTGGCTGGCACGGGCGCAGGCTCGATCAAGACAGCCATCGAAGGAGACCGCACTCTTGGGGGCGCAGTTCAGACCTTGCGAGTCATATCGGCATCGCCTGGCGAATATGAGTCTGCAGGGACTTTGTTCCTTGCGTATCGCTACCGCTTGACCATCTACGGATAAAAGGAGACAGAATGAGCTACACCGTAACCTCGGACCTAGAGGTCTGTGGAAAGATCAAAGGTGACAACCTCACCGCAAAAGACCTGGAAGCTGCAGGCGCCGACATCGACGCCCTCGTAGCGGCAGGCCACATCAAAGACAGCACTGCACCAGCGCCGTTTAAACCAGCAACCAAAGAAGGAGAAATCTAATGGCCCGTATAGTTCTAAACGACGCCAAGGTCACTATCAACTCGGTCAACCTGAGCGATCACATCGCGTCAGTCACCATCAGCACGAGCTTCGATGTCGTCGAGACGACGGCTTTCAGCTCGACTGCAGCAAAGACTCGAGTGGCAGGCCTTGCCGACAACTCAGTCACACTTGAGTTCCACCAGGACTTCGCAGCGTCAAACGTCGAAGCGACTCTTAACACGATCGGCTCGTCTTTGATCGGTACCACCACGACAGTCGTGGTCTTGCCGACTTCAAGCGCCGTCAGTGCCACGAACCCCTCATACACCTTCACCGCGCTTTGTTCCGAGTGGACCCCGATCAATGGGTCTGTCGGAGAGTTAGCGACTGCAAGCGTGACTTGGCCGATCACTGGAGCGATCACTAAGGCGGTCGCATAGTGGCACGCCTCGTCTTAACCAACGCGTACGTCCTTCTTGGAGTGTCGAGCGACATCTCAGACCACGTCGCTTCGATCACTCTATCCAGCAGCTTCGACATCGTCGAGACCACGGCCTTCGGTGACTCAGCCAAGAAGAGGGTTGCGGGCCTTGCCGACAACTCACTGACGCTGGAACTTCACCAGGACTATGCGGCCTCAAGCATCGAGTCGATCATCTATCCGCTCCTAGGAACGGCAGTCGCTTTCGAGGTCCGACCAGTCAACACGACAGTCGGAGCTACGAACCCGAAGTACACAGGCTCAGCGCTTGTCACCGAGTGGACGCCGCTCAATGGCTCCGTCGGAGAGTTAGCAACGGCCTCGATTACGTGGCCTATCTCAGGCGCCATCACCAAGTCAGTAACACCGTAACAACGAATCCCAAAGGGGGAAAATATGGACGGACTAGGCATCAAGATCAAGACCACAGACGGAGCAGAGCATCTCTTTCAGCTCCGACCACGCACCATCGTCGCCTTCGAGCAGAAGTTCGGCAAGGGGCTGGCGAAGCTGTTCAGCGAGGACCAGAAGCTAGAGCACATCTACTGGCTGGCCTGGGAGTCGATGCGCAATAACGGACTCGTAGTGAAGCTCTTTGGTCCCGAGTTCCTTGACACCCTCGAGGCGGTGGAGCTAGTCAGCGACGCTTCTTTCGAATCCACAGAGATAGCCTAACCTACACCGTAGCGGCTATCTCTGTGGAAACGGGGATATCACCAGTCGATCTGCTAGACGCGCCTGACGGCATTCTTGAAGCCATCGGCATCTATATGAAACAAAGGAGCAAGCAGCGTGGCTGAGCAACCTATCATTTTGACAGGTATGAAAGAGACGCTGGACGCCCTCAAAGAGTTCGACAAGAGCGCAGTGCGCAGCTTTAATCGCGTGATCAACTCGGAGCTGCTTAGGGCAGAGAGCCTGGCAAAGGGCTTCATACCCAAGGACCCACCGATGCGCGGCTGGCGCACCGTGCCTGCTAAGAACCCTCGCAAGACGGTTCGTGGTGGCGAGGGCTGGCCTGCCTGGGATAGCCAGAAGGCTAGAGACGGCATCAAGAAAACACGCAGGACTGGCAAAGTGCGAGACGACTACACGGTCAGCGCAGGCGCTCTCATTCAAGAGGACGCCTCTGGTGCGATCTTTGAAGTCGCAGGTCGCAGGTCTGGAAGCGTGAACCAGTTCACCGCGAACCTCAACGGCGGCATCTTAGCCTCTCGCGCCATCTGGCGCGCAGTGGACAAGCTCGGCCCCGAGATTCAAATACGAATCGCCGCTGCACTCGAGGACGCAAAGCGCGAGCTGCAAGCGAACTTCAACAAGCGAAAGGGATAGACGATGGCCACTGGCGCGATAGTCGCACGAATCCTCTCGCAATACAACGGCGCAGGCACTAAGGCCGCCAAGAAGGACCTGGTCGCTCTGTCAAAGGGCTTCGACCGTATGGCCAAGAAGTCAGCCAAAGCATTCGGCATCGCTGCCGCTGCAGGAGCTGCCTTCGCAGTCAAGATCGGCGTGGACTCAGTCAAAGCCGCGATCGCAGACGAGAAGTCCCAGGCGCTGCTGGCCAACACCCTGCGCAACACGGTGGGCGCCAATAAAGAGGTCATCGCCTCGGTAGAAGCCTACATCGACAAGGCACAGCGCGCGCTTGGCATCACAGACGACGAGCTTCGTCCAGCCTTCGCGAAGCTTGCAGGCGTAACAGGCAACGTCGGCCACGCTCAGGCTCTGCTCGGTCTTTCGATGGACGTGTCGGCTGGCGCCTCTGTCGATATGGCAGCCGCAACCAACGCAGTCATCAAAGCGACTCAGGGCAACTTCAAAGCCCTGCGTGCTATGGGCGTGCAGATCGACGCCACCACCATCAAGACCAAGGACGTGGACGCGGCGCTCAAGGCTGCCGCAAAGACTTTCGGCGGCGCAGCCGCCACCAGAGCCGAGACCTTCGAGTATCGTATGAAGCGAGTCGGCATCGCATTCGGTGAAGCCAAGGAGACCCTCGGTGTCGCGTTAATGCCGACGATCGAGTCTTTCTTCCAACTGCTGACCCAGAAGGTCATTCCAGCGGTGCAGAAGTTCGTCAGCGAGAACGGCGACAAGCTGGTCGTGGCTTTCCAGACCGCGATCAAAGCGATCTTCGGCTTTGCGATGGTTCTTTACAAGACATTCGACTTCGTAGCCAGGAACAAGGACATCTTTGTCGCTCTTGGCGCGATATTCGCAGCCACATTCGTAGCCAGCAAAGTGATCGCATTCGTTACAGCGGTGCAGGCGCTGGTCAAGGCCTACCAAGCGATCAGAGCTGCAGCACTCGCAGCAGCAGGAGCACAGGCGGCAGCAACTGGCGGCCTCTCTGTCGCTGCAGCAGCAGCAGGCATCGCCGCATTCACGCTCACGCTCGGCGGTCTATACTTGGCTGTCAACAAAGCAAACGCCGAAATGGACAAGGCGGCCAAGAAGGTTGACGGCCTAGAGTTCTCATTTGACGGCTTAGACAAGACCACCACCGACTTCCTGTCCTCTCTCAAGGATATGAACATCGACCTCAAGACTGGCACCTCTGCGACTGCCAAGCTCACCGCAGAGCAGCTCAAGCTGGTCAGAACTCAGGCGACCCTAGCTGCGCTTAAGAAGCTCGGAGTCAAGCCGACGACCGAGACCGACCCGATTCAACTTGAAGCGGCTCGACTCAACCTGGTCAGGCAGGGCGCCTCGGCAGAGCAAGAGCGCGTCGCACAGATTCTTGCCTCGTACACGGCGCAGCTCAAAGCCAACGAAACGCTCCAGCGCTACGCAGATCTGCTGCTGGTCGTTCAAGACAGCAAGGTCACGTCCGAAGAGGTCGCTGTCCTCGCTGGCAAGTGGGGCGTCTCGAAGGAGGCCGTGACGGTCTATATCGCGGCGGTCTATGCAGTTAACGACGGCAAGATCTCAACCGCCGAGGTGGAGAAGCTCGCTGGTCAGTGGGGCGTCACCAAGGAGCAAGCAGCTCTTTATCTCGACTTCTTCCAGGCACTCAATGACGGCAAGCTCGACGCGTCAGAGATCTCGAAGCTTCAGGGCCAGTGGGGGCTTACCAATGCGCAAGTGGTGGAGTACGCCAAGCAGATCACCGCTGGCGTCACGCCTTCGACTCTTTGGCCAACCCCTGGCAACTCGGCACGCGACTCTTGGGTCGGCGCACTCGCCGCTCTTAACGCCTACATCGCAGCCCAGAAGGTGCCGATCGCTTTGCCGACCCCAGTCCTTGACGAGACAGCAAAGACAGCGGCCGAAATAAAGGCCCTGATCGACGCTCGAAAGGGTATGCCGATCTCGGGGCCCTATGACCCTCGCGTTTTATATGGCGGCGGCACGGGCGCAGGCGGCAGAACAGCCAGCGACGGCTCCGTCTCGTACTTTGACCCAGAGAGGCTCGGTATGACTTCGGGCGGCACGATACCGAAGCTCGGCAGAGGCGGCATCGTCACCAGCCCAACGATCGCGATGATCGGTGAGTCTGGACCAGAAGCAGTCGTGCCTCTGGGCAGCGGCGGCTTTGGCGGCTCCATCACCATCAACGTCCAGGGCTCGGTGATCTCAGAGGGCGACCTAGTCGCGCAGATCAGAAACGCGATTCTGCAAGGCCAGAACAGCGGCCTGTCGATCACCAAGAACGCGGTCTCGATCTGATGCCTGGCTTACCACAGCTCGGAGTCTCGATCGACTTCACGAACGGTCCTTCTTTCATAGTCACAGCTTTCACACTCGACGACGCCATCAAAGGCAAGCTCGGCACGGGTCAGCTAGCAGACGGGGACGATGAGATCGTCGTAACCAACGAGGTGCTCCGCGCTTCGATTCGCAGAGGCCGCAACCGCATTCTGAACAAGTTCGAGGCTGGCACCGCCACCGTCGAGATTAGAGACGATAACGGCGACTTCAACCCGAGCAACACCTCGGGGCCTTACTTCGGCAAGCTGGTACCGCTTCGCAAGATCAGAGTCTTCGCCGACTACAACAGCGTGCGCTACTTCCTCTTCAGCGGCTTCATCACCAGCTACGACACCAGCTTCGTGCGAGGCGTTGATGGCGTGGACAGAGTGACGCTGACCTGCGTCGATGCTTTCAGGCTCTTGCAAGGCGCCAACATCACGACGGTGCCTGGAGCAACAGCAGGCCAGCTCTCGGGCGACCGCGTCTCCGACATCTTAGACCTGGTCGCTTTCCCAGCTTCTGCTCGGGCGATCGATACTGGTATTTCGACTCTTCAAGCCGACCCTGGCACTAGCAGGACCTCGCTGGACGCGCTGCAGACGGTCGAGCTGTCAGAGTTCGGCGCTTTCTTTGTGAACGCCGAGGGAGACGCAGTCTATCTCGATCGCCATTCCATCGCCCAGAAAGCAGACGCCACAGCGACGATCTACAGCGACACAGGTGTGGGCATCGCCTTCTCGACCATCGACTTCGCTTTCGACGACACGCTGCTGGTCAACGACGTCACGGTCCAGAGATCGGGCGGCACCGCGCAGAACGTCTTTGATCAGCCTTCGATCGACACCTACTTCCAGCATTCGGGCATTCGCAGCGACATCTTGGTCCAGTCAGACGACGAGTCGCTGAATATGGCCAGGAGCATCTTGCTGGCTCGCAAAGACGCGACTCTACGCATCGACTCGCTGGGCTTGAACCTGGTGGACGAAACCGAGACCACTCGCATTCTGGCCGCCCTCGAGGTCGAGCTGTTCGATCTGGTCAACGTCACCAAAGCGATGCCAGGCTCGACCACCGTCACTCGCGAGCTGTTCGTTCAAGGAGTGCAGTACGACATCACTCGCTCGACTTTCGGCGCGACGCTGCTGACTGCAGAGCCGATCATTCAGGCCTTCATTCTGGACTCTGCCACTCAGGGCATTCTAGACACGGACGCGCTTACCTACTAACAAGGAGACGATATGGCAAAGCAGACCTTCACGACTGGGCAGGTGCTCAGCGCTGCGCAGATGACATCGCTGCAACAGACCGCGATGCTCGGTGGCAGCACCACCGCCAAGGTAGCCAGCTACGTGCTGCTCGCTGCAGACGCTGGCACAACGGTCGCGATGTCGAACGCTGGCTCGACCACGATCACCGTGAACACGGCTTTATTCGCAGCAGGCGACCTCGTCACGATTCAGAACCTTGGCGCTGGAGCCTGCACGGTGACAGCTGGAACTGCAACAGTGAACACCGCAGGCTCGCTCGTTCTGGCGCAATACCAGGGTGGAGTT